CATGCTCATGCGGAGGCTGAAAGTTGCCCCCCAAATCAATAATTGCCAAAGAATCTGCCCTGTTTTCACATGCGTCAACCAGTGCCGAGTTCAACGTAGAGTTGGTAATCCCAGGCATGGTCGCGACATCAAACTCGACATACTCGTCATCAGATGTCATATCAATGGCTTTTTTCAAGCTGTAATAAGCATAATTAGTCTTTTCTTTACCACCATCAGTGAACGTGTTTCTGAGAGGATCTTTTTCAGTAACATCAAATCCATCAAATCCGCCGAACATTGGAGAAGTAAATTTGTTGTAGCCGGCGCCGAGCACACCTTGTACAGACCCGGTCTGAGCCGTGTACGAGATACCTAATGCAGTTGCTGACGTCGCGCGGGACCCGGAAATATGTACTGCATGGTCGGCATCATCCGGGGAGACTGTAAGATCGTCTAGTGTGAAAACCCATGAGTATTCAGTCTCTGGGCTTGAGGCCGCCCACGGATCCAGGCCGGCCGGGCCGGCCCTCAAGAGATCCAAACTTGTTTGATCAAGCCTCCTTTTGCCCTTAATATTGGACTGATATCCAAAGAAAGCTTTTGATCCAAGAATAAGTCCGCCGTCTGAAGAAGAGATTCTCGTTCGAACAGTCGGGAACACAATTGAAGCTGTCAAGGTATTCCCTTCGCCGCCGGGATAAACCATGTGATTTGCAGCAAACTCGGTATCTAAATGAGCAGCAGGCATTGATTCACTTGGGAGCGATCCGCTTCCAACTGCATAAGAAGAGGCGCCTGTCGATCCGCTTAATAAAGTAAATGTCTTTGGTACTGCTGGGCCGTAAACTCCAAATGGGTGTAGGCCGGCAGCTTGTCCCATGTCTACTACGTCAGAAACATCTACTCTAACATATTTAGATCTATTGGGGTAGCTTCCATGTTCTCTAACAGTTTTGTTAGTCTTTTGATAAGTATAGTGGCGATCGCCAATAACTCTTTTAATAAAATTAGCAGATGTCGGATTAAGATTGAGACTAGAATATCTTTCTAGTACGATTGGGCGGGTGTCGGTGTCTCCTGCCTCTCTCACCAAGACACTGAATGTACCATATTTATTAAAGCCATCAGTTGGGGCTTTAATATCAGTAATAGAAATTTTCACATCTCTATTCGAAGCTTCTCCGCATCCTGGATCCTCGGTTGCCCCAGAGCCGCCGAGGGCGACGAATCTAAATAATTCATCAGTGTGTGATGTGGGATCAAAGCTAGCAGTGACATCACCACGATTGTCCTGAGAGATAAACCAGCCTGTTTTAGCTGCTCTAGCTACCATGAGACGATCGTGCCAGTCGATATCAGAATCTGAATTATCAGTGCCGGCGCCATGGCCATAGCCGGTCGACAAGGCGTCTTGTGTGCCCGGGGCCTTTAACTGCAATATAAATCCAAAAGTATTACTATGATCCGGTACTGCTCCAGAAATTGCTAGTTTGCCGTTTTCAGCTGAGAACAGGTTGGACTCGAAAGTTTCACCAAGCCAGTATGTCAATGTGTCGGCAGTTGCGTTTAGGGCACCATTTGTTTTAGTAGGGTTGGTGTTGAAAGCTCTTCTGATAAACGACTTAGAATCTCTGTCGAAATTGAATTTTGCCTGCTTAACCTCAGCTCCTGCTTCATCTAATATCTTTGCAGTAAATTCTGTTGCGCCTCCAGCGCCATTGGCTATAAGTAAGCCGGCGCCTTGGAGGGTCTGATTGCCTCCTCGCACAGTCCCCGTAAGAGCTACGTATCCTTCCTGTAAGTACCAAATAGCAGCCAGGGTGCCCGTTACTGGGCTGGCGACGCTAGCTGAGGGAATAATAAACAAGCCGTATGCACCGCCTGCAGTAGCCTGCGCGGTGGAGGGTGTCTTATCAGTTTGCCAGCCGGCTCGCGGGGTGGTGGCGCCGGCTGAGCTGGCGTTAGCATCGCTTGGATTTTGGCCCAGTACTCGATATACAGTACAAGGGGAGTTGTTTCTCAGCCAAGCTTGTACGGCATATGCGGCATATGTAGGAGCAGTCAGTTCGCCAGTACGCCAGATATCACCGCTAGCGTTGCCCGCAGACGGGGGGCCAAAAATTGATACAAATTCAGAAAAAGAATTTACTTTAACCGGAAGATGCGCTGGTCCTTTTTGAAACCTTCCGATAACCAAGGGGCCCATTCGCTCTGGCAAATTCGGCAGTGCTGATTCATCGATTTCATCAATAAAAATACCGGGTGATACAAATTTAAATTTATCTACTGACATGTTGTTGCTCCTCTATTAGGCAAGTTCTAAATTTATTCGAACTTTTTCTTTAATAAATAGTCACAGGTCTTTACAAAGACCTTTAAAATCTATATTCACCATCTTCATCCTGAACTATAATACGCTCCCTGGCAAATCTTATCTGTACTGGATTTTCCCGGCGGGCGACTCTGGGTTGTTTTTCGTTTTTACCGTCTCCAATTAAATATCCAAAAACATTAATGTTAACATTTGTTTCATATTTTCTTTCATTTGTTTCATAATTAGAAATGTTGTTTGACATAGAATAGCCCTCCTGTATAAAGGCTTCGTATTGATTTGAATTATGTTCAATCATAACTCGCTTGTGGCCGTTTGATACTCGAATGAATGGCACCATCAAGTCATTCATTTGTTCTTGGTATTCAGTTCTTAAGGTAATTGAGTAATCAACTTCAACATATATTGGTATAGGTATTGTAATTGTTTCATAGACTACTTTCTTATTCTTTTTAAATCGATTTAAGGGATAATTCTTTTGTCCTCGACGGCGGAAGGCGTCAGCATTAGCAAAGTTGCTGGTTTTATCTTGTTTTATCGTCTTATTTACAGTTAAGTAGCCCCCCTTCAACCCGCCGAGGGGATCAACCAAAGCATACGGAATTACCCTGCTCTTATGGGACTTTTTTATAGACTTTCTTTCAACAGAGATCATTGGCAAAACTACCTGGCCAGTAAGATCACGATTAATATTCTCATTTTTTATGCTATGAGAGCGTTCAGCGGTCGACCAAATAACTGGCACTTTCTTGAATCCCTTGTTTGTTTTTGTTCTTAAATCTAAAGTCTCGTTCACCAGCTTATACAGTGCATAATCAATATCTTCTAATTCAGACTTAAACCTAGGCACGTCGCGCGAAGTCTCTTCTTCGTTTCTTGTTTTAGGTGCCATCGAAGTAACCCTCTCTGGACTTGATACACTCTGCAGTGATTTCTATGCGCTTGTCAGCCTGGCCAAACAATTCTTTTGGTTCTTGTAGTTTAACAATTTCATAAAAGTTTTTTCCATAGGCAATAAAGTCTCCTTCGCGTACAAACAAGTTTTGATCTTCTGTCAATCTTCTTTTATGAAAATGAACAGTTAATTTAACTGTCTTATCTATTCCGTATTTGTCTGTCGCAGTCTCCTCTCCTTTAAATGCCACCAATGCATGGACCCTCACCGGAGAAAGAAACGTTTTTGTCACAGCCTCCTTATAAAGCGAGTGGTAATTCGTACGATCAATATCTATGGGATAGTAAACTACTGTCTGCCCGATGACGCGCTCGATTAGTTCGTCGTTAACCTGTTTTACAAGATCACGCTCCTTCTCACCTAGAAACAAAGGCGGAGGAGGCGAGGCAGGTTGAGACCACTTATTTTTATCATGTGCCATTCATGCTTACCCCACGTATATAAACATAGGAATTGTTTTTCCTGTATTCAAAGTATTATCAGATATTGATTTTTGTATTTCTGTAATTTTTTGGTAAGTCAGTTCATCAAGAACTTTTTGTAACTCTTCTCTAAGTTCTTTTTGTTCAGCTTTGCCCTGTGTAATTAAATCTTTTCCATTTAAAGTCACGTTGGCGCTCGGTATTGGTATACTACCAAATTTTGACCGGATCTGTCCCAGGGTCTCCTTTAATAGTGCTAAAGCAAATCTACGAATCCATTGTTTTCCAATTGAATTTATACTAGAATAAGAAACATTAGCTAGTGGCAAGGTGTTCATGTTATTGACACCTGCAATTCTATCATTTCTACCAGATGTTTCTTCCCATGGATCAGAATCTATTGAAAAATCAAACCAGATTTTATTGGGCCCGACGTTTGTTGAAAGCGGAAAGATTCTTAATTTGTTATTTCTAATTTCATAAGAATAATGTGAATTTCTAGTGTATATCGCTTCTTCGTAGGCCATGGCTTGGGCTTTATTTTGCCAAGGAGGTATTACTTCAAAAGAAGAGTCGTCAGCATACATTCCGTATGTTGACAAATTGCCAACTGCGTTTAACCCACCGTAATAACCATAGAACCTCCACATTGCATGTGGTGTCTTATAATATACGCGGTGTATCGTTACTCTTTTGTCGCCTACCTTGTTATAATAAGGTTTGTCTGTGTCTGATGCTGCTGAACTAGAAATTACAGCTTGCAGATCATAGTCCTGAGCGTCTTGTACTGTATCGACGGAAGCAGAATATATTGGAGTTGAGCCACCGACTCCTGCTTCAGATACTACGCTCTCCATCACCTTGCTAGCATATCCTAACATAAATTTAGGGTATTTAAGCTCTACCTGGCTACCGCTTAGGCTATCAGTTCTCTGGCCATCATGATCAAAAGTGCCAGTTGTTGCTCCCAAAGAGCTATGAAGTACATT